TCCATTAGACGAAAATGATCCTGAACTTGCAGCAGCAGTTCAACGTGACGTTGACAATCCTGATTCACCAGCAGACAATGAAACACTTGGTAGATTGCAAAACAGAATAAGAAGTATACCGCAACCTAGCAGTAGCGGCAGCAGCGGTAGCAGTAATGGCTCATCAGATGCTTCAACTACTGGAAGTAGCGGATCATCTTCAAGCTCGTCAGCTTCTGGATTTAGTCAAAGTGCAATTGATAGAGTAAGAGCAGCCGCCGGCAATTAAAGTAGCGGCATTCCTGTTTTATTAGTGCTTTCAATATTATCTTTAATAATATTAGACATTACTTGTCTATCTTCAAAACTTAATCGCCATAAGAGATCATGCGAACTTACACCACCGCGCATTGACCACGCAATTCTGTAAATTTCATCTTTGAGTCTTTTAATGTCTAGTTCGAGTTCATTGGCTAAGTCCAATATCTGAGACTCGTTGAGTGGAATTAGCCTCTCACGAAAAAATCCGAAGTATCCAATGTAATCTTAACAACGTTCTCAGCTTCGCAATCAGCACATTTAACTTTCTGATCTTGAACCTTCCATTTGTTAACTTGTTCTTCTAGATGTTTTTTAATCTTGTCATAGAACTCTTTATCACTATTCTGTAACCATTCATCAATAAACGCAGTATCTTCTACAGTTTCATCTTCAGTTTCAACAGAAGCAATACCTTTTATAAATGATTTAACTTGTAATGTTGCAATGTCTTTCATTGTTTCATTTACATATTTTGCTTTCTGTGTTTCTGATTTGCCTTCTAGCGATTGTGCTAACTTGCGTCTAAGTTCGTATGTTTTTAAATTTACATCTGTAATTTCTTTATAAGTTAACGGTCTAAAGTTAACCTTTAAAGGTCCTACAATTAACGAATCTGCATATTCTAATGCTGCAAGATAGTCCATACCTTTAGTTAAATCTAAATCAAACTTATTCTCTTCTTTGCAACTTTTACATTTAAATGTAGACGGCATCATTTGACCGTATGTTGCAATACGAATAGCAATAAGAATAGCATCTAAATCTATTGAAGGAAGTAACCAAGGTTGTTGTAACCCAGGTATACAACTTTTAATGACTTGAACTGTTGACTCTCCGCTAAACAGTGCGTCAGGAGTTTTTAATAAAATTTCATCCATAGCACTCATTCCAAATACAGGAAGTTTTAAAGGATCTCCTTGAATTGTTCCAGGAGGATAAAACTCACCTTTGCTTGGTAACGACAGATAGATTTTTGGCTGTCTATAATATTTGGTTAAAGGATTATTGTCATGCATGTTTGTTTCCCGATAAATAATAGTATCGCATATATTATTTATTGTGCAAAATCACAAGGATTTTAAGGTTTGGCTGAGTTAACAGATGTTGCAGTAAGGAAATTAGAAGGAGTTGCCCAGAATGACACTCTCGGAAGTGTTATAGGCGCCTTACCTGGACAAATTACTAGAGGACTAGAAGGTAGTCGTACATCAGTAGTTGATAGTGGCGAAACATCAAGTTTTTTATCAAATATCGGAGATGCTGGTAAGACACTTCTTAAAGGAGGTGTAGATTTTACAGGCTCTTTAGCAACTGGTACTGCAAAACTTAGTCAAATTACAGATACAGCAGCAAAGGCTATGGGAGATTTATGGGGTCCGTTAGGAGCAATATCTGCTGTTGGTTCTGATATGTTAAAATTTGCAGAAGGCAGTGTTGATACACTAGAAGGACTATCTTCAAGTGGTGCAAGTTTTAACAATAGCATTCTACAAATGAACTATGCTGCTAGCCAATCAAGATTGACACTTGATGAGTTTGCCGGTTTAGTTAGTAAAAATTCTGAACAGTTAGTTGCATTAGGCGGAAGTGTTACACAAGGTGCTAAAACATTTAGTAACATGAGCAAAGCATTCTTTGACGATGGACTCGGCGATGATCTAATCAATATGGGCTTTACATTTGAAGAAGTAAACGAAAGCCTAATGAATTATGCAGAAACTAACAGACGTTCTCTTGCAAGTGGTGCTATAACTCAAGAACAAGCAAGATCAAGTGCTGCGAGTATGGCAAAAGAAATGGATCTTATTGCTAAACTTACAGGTAAGAACCGTAAGGAAATGGAAGCAGAGATTCAAGATCGTATGCGCAAAGGACAAGTTCAAGCAAAACTACGTTTACTTGAAATGTCAGGTAACACAAAAGCAGCTGAAAACTTTAGATTAGCACTAGCAGAAGCACAAAAAGCAGGCCCTGATGCAGTTGCAGCATTAGAAGAAACATTTACAAAAGGTACAGTTGTTTCTGAAGCAGGTAGACGAGGATTAGTAGCTCTTGGAGATGCTGGAAATGAATTAACAAATGTTGTAAATCAAATTAACGCAGGCGGCGCAGGAGTAGGACCAGCACTAGATAGTTTTAACGCAGCAGTTGTTGAACGTGTTAATTCAGTAGATTTCCTTAACATGGCGTCACTTGGTGGATTAGGCGGAGTTGCAGATGCAGCCGCTACAGTTCTTGAAAATGCAGGACCATATGCAGATGCTGTTAGAACTTCAACACAAGGAGCAGTTGATGAAAATGCAAGCAGACAGCAAATTTTAGACGCAGTACAAGATATGGAACTGGCTGCACTCGCAGAGCAAGATGCAAGAGACGGAATAACACACACTCTACAAATGGCAGATGCACGTATGAAAGATACGTATGCTGCTATTGGTCAAGAAATGTACGGTCCAAACGGTATTGCAACACAAATTAGTAATAGCCCTATGATGCAAGATGTTGCTAAAGGATTAGAAAATACTACTAGAGAAGAAATTCAACGTTTAGTAAGTGATCTTCGTTCATTAGTTCCGGGTGCTAACGCAGCATCAAGTTTTGAATCAACTGTTACTATGCGTCAACCAGGCGATGTTACTGTTACTCAAGAAGAAATGGATCAAATACGAGAAGTAGGCGCAGCAGTAACAGACGGTATTGAACAAGGCTCTATATACGGAGCAAATGCAACAGCAAATATATTAGAAGACTTGCTTTCAGGTCCAAATGCAAGTAAAGCATTAGAACTTCTTGAAGCATCTGATGATAATTTAACAGCAGCAGAATCAGCAATAAAAGCAATTGAAGAAAATAATGTAAATCTAGCACGAGTAATTCGAGATGAAATTAGTCGTCTTACAACTGAACAACGAGCAGCAGATGAAGGCATTGAACCAGATAATGTAGACAACGTCCAAGCGTTACTTAATACACTTAGAGAGAATCAAGCTACTGATGATGCACATAGAGCAGCAGAGTTTGTTACTGATAATATGACTGTTACTAGTGCAACAATGCCAACAACTGATGAAGTAGTACAAACAGTTAGAGATGTTACACAACAAAATGAACAATCTAGAGCCGAGCTTGGTGATTCAATGTCGCAAGTTACTACTAGTTTAGGCGAAATACCACCTGCATTAGACGGAGTTAAAACAGAAACCACATCGGCTCTTAACGAAATGACAAATTCGCTAAGTACTACTATGCAGAATCTAATTAACAAAATGGATGAGTTTATACAGGGTCAAAACAACCAAACAAGAGCTATATCAAGAAATAACCCGCATATACAATAGGATAACATAATGAGTTGGAAAAAATATTTTACACCAGTACCTACAGGGGATAATGCAAGCGGTAGTTATTCTCCGTTTACAAATCGTTCTGGTTCTTCTCAAGCAGGCCCTGCAAGATCAAACTATAGCTCATTTTTACCAGATGTATATGTAGGTAGTCCAAACCGTGTTGAACGTTATGGACATTATAATATTATGGATATGGATAGTGAAGTTAACGCTGCACTAGATATCCTTGCAGAATTTTGTACACAGAAAAACGAAACTAATGGAACTAGTTTTAAATTTGAATTCTTAAAAAGTGCTACAAATTCAGAAGTAAAGATTCTAAGTCAATACTTAAAACAGTGGAATAAACTTAATAAATTTGAAACACGCATGTTCCGTATTTTGCGTAATACATTTAAGTATGGCGACGAGATTTTTGTTAGAGATCCTGAAACTAAAAAATTATATCATATTGATCCAGCAAAAGTTACACGTATTATTGTAAACGAAAGTGAAGGTAAAACACCTGAACAATATATTATTAAAGATGTAGCATTTAATTTTAGAGATATGATTGCTACTACACCGCACGTTACTACAGGTAACATTACAGGCGGCGGCGACGGATACATTACTGGTGGTGTTAGAGGCATGGTTGGTAATGCACCTCAACAGCAATCAGGAAGTAGATTTAATTTACAAGATGGCGAAATTGCAATTGATGCAGAACACATTGTACACCTAAGTTTATCAGAAGGCTTAGACAATAACTATCCATTTGGTAATAGTTTATTAGAAACTATTTTTAAAGTTTACAAACAAAAAGAATTGCTCGAAGATGCGATTATTATCTATCGTGTACAAAGAGCACCAGAAAGAAGAGTATTCTACGTTGATGTGGGCAACATGCCTTCACACCTTGCTATGCAATTTGTGGAGCGTGTAAAAACGGAAATACACCAAAGACGTATCCCATCGGCAACAGGGGGCGGCCAGAATGTCATAGACTCTAGTTACAACCCTCTATCAATCAACGAAGATTACTTCTTCCCGCAAACTGCTGAAGGCCGAGGCAGCAAAGTTGAAACACTTCCGGGCGGAACTAACCTAGGCGAGATTGATGACTTAAGATACTTTACTAACAAACTAGTTCGCGGTTTACGTATTCCTAGTTCGTACCTACCAACAGGCGCTGATGATGGCGCAACGTCATACAACGATGGTAGAGTAGGTACAGCATATATTCAAGAATTAAGATTTAATACCTATTGTGAAAGACTACAAGGTCTTTTAGTTGAAGGATTTGATACAGAGTTTAAACGTTTCTTATTAGAAAAAGGTGTTAACATTGATACTTCAATGTTTGAACTTAAATTTGAAGAACCACAAAACTTTGCAGCATACAGACAGTCAGAACTAGATAATGCTCGTGTACCAACATTTACACAAATGAGTGCTATTCCTTATGTGTCAAATAGATTTGCACTAAGCAGATTCTTAGGCCTTACTGACGAAGAAATTGCTGAAAATGAAAGACTATGGCGCGAAGAGAACGATGAAAATATTACTGCAAGTCCAGCAGATGCAGCAGCAGAAATGAGAGGCGCAGGAATTAGTTCAGCAGGAATGAGTGCTGACATTGGAGGAATGGAAGACGAACTTCCAGCAGAAGGCGGTGAAGCAGGAGGCGATGCCGCAGCACCTGAGACAGCAACAGGTGGAGCACCTGGCGGAGCACCGGCCGGCGGGGAAGATATAACAATTTAATAAATACTAACATGATACTACGAGAACTATTTTATTTTGATAGAGATAACCTTGAACCTGTAGAAGACGATCGTTATGATCCTTCGTCAGATACCTCAATGATTAATCTTGACGACACTCGTAAAACACGTCTTACACTAAAGCAAATTAATCGTGTCCGCAAAGCCGCCGAAATGCATAATGCAGAAAAGGAAGAGGAGCTAGATTTTGTACGTCAAATGTATGGAATCGCAGCACAGGCTGAAGCGGGTGCAATTTAATGACAGCATTTGTATTAGGAAACGGAACTAGCCGTTCTACAATAGATCTAACTAATCTCAAACAACACGGTAAAATATATGGTTGCAATGCTCTTTATAGAGAGTTTGATTGCGATTATCTAGTTGCCGTTGATGTAAAAATGATTAACGAAATTAATTCTAAAGGTTATCAAAACGAGCATACTGTATGGACGAACTTTAATCGTGTTTACAAAGACTATAAAAACTTTAATTACTTTGATAAATCAAAAGGTTGGAGTAGCGGACCAACTGCATTATGGTTAGCAAGTCAACATGATTACAGAGACATTTACATTTTAGGCTTTGATTATAAAGGTTTAAACAATGGTAGAATGTTTAACAACATATATGCTGATACTAAAAACTATAAAAAATCAAACGAAACAGCAACTTTTTATGGTAATTGGCTACGTCAAACAGAAGAAACTATTAAAACACACCCGCATATAAAGTATCATAGAGTAATAACAGCAGATAATTTTAATCCGCCTCAACTAAATAATTATAGAAATTACAAAACAATATTTGTTGAAGATTTCCTAAAAATCTTCCAAAATTCTGAACATTTGTCAAAAATGGCGTAAAAAACGCCTATTTCTACGTATATTTCTCCCGATATGTTAAATACAAGTGACAGCCTTACCATAGGTAACACATTTATAGGAGAAAACAATGGCAGACCTAAACAAGTTTGAAAAAATGCTTGAACTTCTCGTTAACGAAGAGAAAGAAGCAGCACAAGAACTATTCCACGAAATTGTGGTAGAAAAATCAAGAGAAATTTATGAAGGACTTCTTGAGTCAGAAGTAGAAGACGAAGAAGTTGATGAAGCATCTGATGAAGATGTTGAAGAAGCTAAAGATGAAGACGAAGACGAAGAAATGTCTGAAGACTTTGATCTTGACGAATTTGAAGTAGCAGAAAAAGATCCAATGGACGACATGATGGCTGATATTGCACCTGATATGGGCGATGAAGGCGATGAAGGCGATATGGACATGGGCATGGGCGACGAAGAAGGCGCCGAAGGCGATGTTGAAGACCGTGTTGAAGACCTAGAAGCAGCATTTAAGGATCTAGAAGCAGAATTTAGAGAGCTTATGGACAAAGAAGGCGGCGACGAAGAAGGCGACGACGAAATGGACATGGGTGACGAAGCAGGTGACGAAGAAGGTGACGAAGGCGAAGAAGAAATGCCTATGGAAAACCAACAGTCGCAAGACGCTAGCCAAGATGACGAAGACGACAAAAAAGATCCTAAACTAATTAAAAAGGATGCAAAAATGTCTGAAACTGAAACAATGAGAGAATACGTTGAAAAAGTAACTGCTAAAATGGGTGACAACGGCGCAAACGCTAAGTCAATTGTAGCAGGTGAAAACGATATGGGCGGAACTGCAAGCAATATTGCACAAGGTTCAGCCGATGAGAAGGGCGGAACAGGCGCAAAGGCTCCTAAAGAGGAGAATGCGGGCAATGTAAACGTACCAGGCGGTAAGGCAGCAGATAGTTTGTCAAACCAGCCAGCCGGGCATGGCGCTGAGAAAAAGGGCAAGCCTGAGCAAGCAGCTGACAAGAAATCAATGATTGGCAGCTAATTAAGGACGTATAGATGAACAACTACTTAAGAGAGCATTTGACATTTGACCAAGCAGGAATGGTCGTTGAATCTACCGATAACGCTACAGGCGGCAAAGACCTTTACATGAAAGGCATCTGCATACAAGG